ATAGTCTTGATGAAAAGCTTTAGCATCTAGCTTTTTATTTACAGAATTCATGTATTGTGATAGCCTAGTATCTAATACTCTTTCTTTTGCAACGTCTAGATTATCTTGACCTGTTGCTCTAGCATCTGCACTTAGACCTACTCCTGAGCCCGCTTTAAAAACACCACCTTCTACGTCTTTTCTAAATTCATCAACAAACCCATTTTTAGACAACCAACCTTGAAAGTCAGAAACATTAACTCCTAGACTGTTTAGCTCGCTTGCATTATAATATTTTCTAACAAAAGTATTATCACTTTTTTGATTATAGTATAAGTTTGTTTTATCAGGATCGATGTCAAGGTCAAGTAGCTGTACTTTATCTTCTACATCTTCTTCAAGCGTTAGCTTTGGCTCTATACTTCCACCAGACTTCCAAGTTTTGTAAAGATCATACTCTTCTTGACCACTGAACATAGTTTCGTCAGGCGTGCTGTTAGCTTTTGAAGCAAAGAAATCAGCTCTTTTAACTCTCTGTATTTGAGCTTCTTCTTCTTTGTCGAACTGCTCATCAACCTCTTCTCTATAAGCAGACATTGGCTTAGCGTATGTTAGATCGAAAGCGCTAGGATCAAAAGCTGTAAGCTCTTTCCAATCTTTAGTCTCGCCAGGTGGCGGTTCGTTATTTACGTTGATTAAATTTTCTTCCTCTGGATTCATATTTTATATTAAATAACTATTATAAATTAACCTAGCTTAGGTAATCCTACGTTAGCATCTTTTTCTTTAGCTTCTTTAGCTGCTTGGTTTCTAGTCTTAGTTTTCAGTTTTTCATACTCCTCCGTGCTAGGCACAAGTTCTGGATCTATTGCCGAGAACGGAACATCTTCGCTTGATGGTGTTTCTGTTGCAGATTTAACTTGCGCCCTGTTAGGATCGTTAAATCGCATGCCTGATTTATATTCTTCTAAGGTTAATACTAGGGAAGGATATTGGCCAACAGCATAAGGATCTCTTCTATAGCCTGTTATTTCACCAAATTCGTTCTTAATAGGAACCATAGAGTAATACTTGTTAGATACTGTACCTCCTCTTTCTTCGCGTCCTTTTGAAGCGGCTGCGCCTTGTACAGAGTTTTCAATAACAGCATCCATGTATATATCTGCCACTAACTTAGTTAACCCATCACCACTTAATGATCCTTCGTTGTATCTTTTTAAGTTTTCAGCTATTATAGGATTTTCTATCATCTTTGTGTCCCCTACGATACCATCGTGTATTATAGACATTAGTGAGTTTCTACCTCCTTTTTTTATTTGATTTATTAAGTTATTTTTATCTCTATTGAAATTTGCATCACCATCACTTATAACTATACCTTTAGAAAAGCCATTGTTGTACGCATTCTCAGCTATCTTCTCCATGCTAGTGGCAATTCCAAAAGCAACGTTTTCATATCCTGGCAATTCATTAAGCTTTCTTTCTCCATCATCACCAACAAAACCAATATTACCAAGCTCATCTATGCTTATAGGATACTCTTCGTTATATACGCCTCTAAGAAGATTAACGTTAGCTTGGTTTTCTATAGATAAAGAAGTTCTATCTTCATTTATGTCTTTAGTTAATTCTTTTTTATTAGCTCCATATATATCAAACTGATTCTTAAGGTTCTTCATAGAGTTAGATATACCACTCATTTGGTTTTGTATCTCTAAGTAATCAGCTGTTCCAACCTCATAGTCCATGAGTTGATTGCCTAAGTTAACATAATCCATTTTTTTATTCATCAAAAACTCTTGTATATTACCTCTATATACCTCTGGTATTGCTGCCAAGTCCATGTTAGGAGGAAGATTATTTAGATACTTCTCTAATTTAATTTCATAGTTATTCTTTACAGAGCCTACAGGGTTAGTCGTAGGAACGGTGCCCGCTTTCGTAGCCATCATCAAGCCTTGGTTGAACGCGGCTCCAACGTCTACAAATCTTCCGTATATATTGCCCTGCTGGGCTTGAGCTAAAGCTCTATCATTTCCTGCTGTTGATCTTTTATTTCTCATGGGTTGTCTTCTTTAAAAGCGTTGTCACCAAAATATTGACTAGCTCCTCCGGCTAGTTGACCAACGCCACTCATTATTGCTTGTGTTGCTTGCTGTCTAGCTTGCTGAGCTGCACCTAATCTAGCTGCGCCCATACCCATTAGTGTATCTATTTTTCTTTGCTCCATATTTCTAGAAAGCATATCTCCTTGTCTTTCCATAGATTGTATTTGGCCAGCTTGACCTGCTGCAGCCATTTGGTTTTGTCTTTCTTGCTGAGCTATATTTGCTGAAGCTGCTTGCGTTGCTTGTGCTTGTTGGTTTGCCATCACCTGTGCTAATGAAGCTATGCCTGCTCCACCAGCTGCTCCAGCCATTTGATTCATTATATTTGCTTGGCCTTGCGCTTGCTGTTGTGACGCGAACTCTGCCGCTTGTTGATTTACAGTTAGATCTTCGTATGTATTTTGCATATTAGCGTATGGATTAGAAGTATCAGTTGCTTCAAACTGAGCTCTATATTTATCAAACTCTGCTTGAGCATCTCTTTCTTCTTGTCTTCTACGCTTACTACCGATTATACCACTAGCTATACTAGTAAGTCCTCCGGCGACATTTCCTATTTGGCCTAATAGTGGGTCAAATTTTAGTGGTGATTCTGTACTCATTTTATTCTAATATCTATATAGTTACACATTATTTACTACTTTCAAATATCTCAGATCCCATAGCAAATATCTCCGCTTTCTCTGTTGAATTATTTTTAACTTCTACTTCTGCATAATATCCTAGCAAGCTGGCCATGTTAGCTCTATTATCTTTACTAAAAAATAAAAAATCTTCATCAGTTGGAAGAGGTTGACTATTTGGTACGTCACAAACTATTGTTTTGTTTGGGAAGTTAACAGCTACTATAGGTCCTAATTTTACCGCGGTGTCAGCAAAGTCAACTGTATTAGAATTAGCTAAAGGATAACCGCTAGTGTCTGCGTAATAAGCCACGTCGTTAGTTCCTGGCTGAATAGCTTGATTAAGTGGGTGTGATAATGTAAATGTTATATTCGGCATGTTATCTTTTTAATATATTTGTTTTTATAAATCTGGAGCTACTTCACCATAGTCAGCCTCTATATCATCTATGCTTTTATATTGCTGACTTAGTTGATGTATTACTGCAGCTGATAGCAAGTACTCTTGGCCAGCGTTTAAGCTTGTTAAAGTACCATTAAAATCTACAATAACTTCAAAGTTAGATATCGTTAGCTTTCTATATATACTTGCGCCATTAGTCAAAGAAACTGTAGGTGCGTTATGTATAGATATTTGAGCGTTTGCCAACTCAGGGCTTACTCTAGTCCTTCCAATCAGTGTTTGGTAGTCACTAGTGTCGTATGAAGCCGGTAGTTTATCTTCTGCTACTAAAAAAGCTCCAGACACACTAAACTTAACATGCGTAGTGCTTGTCGTAATATTACTATTTACATAAGACACTTCGCTATCATTAGAAACTAACATTGTCTGTGAAAAAGCTAAATCTTCTACGTAACCTACTTCTGAAGCTATGTCATTTAAGAAATTTTTAAGTGCATGAGTCATGCCAATAGATATATCTAGCGTGACTACACTTGTTTGGTCAGTAGTAAAAGCAAAAGTATCTAAGTTATGGGCAATGCTCATGTTATAGTCTCCCCATTTTTCAACAGTTAATCCACTGCCAGACAAATACAGCTTACTTCTATCAACCGGTGGCGCTGAAATTGCAGTTACGTTTTGATGATTCTCTTCTCCTGCAACTACATCTAAAGTTTCGAGTATTTCTATAGTTTGACTTTTATATATAGGTGTTGCGTCTGTTGTGAAAAACTTTATTTTAAAAAAATGATTACTATTTGCAATAGTAAATGCGCTTTTAAAGCTTTCAGCGCTAAAAGGCGTCTTGTTAGTCAAAGCGGTTCTTTGCTCCAAAGTTAAAACTATAGCGGTGTCCGGCTCATGAGCTTCAGCGTGAGCATGGCTATCATGTCCAGTAGATTGTATTTCGCCTGCAAAAAATCCATCAGAAGTAGCTTTTAGTTGAGCACTAATTGCTGGATCAGATGTTTTACCGCCTTGCAGATTCTTCGTTATATTTTGATCTGTAAGATTGAAATAATTATAACCGTTTGGTAAATGAAAATCTACATTATCACCAATAACAGCTTCATAATAATATATATCATACTCAACGTCTCCTTCTGAATCTTTTCTTCCGTAAGGTTTTTCAACACCTCTAGATTTTTTATCAAAATCAAAATATTCTAAAACTGTACTAGTCAAAGACCTAGAAGTGCTAGTTGTAGCTTCTATATATATATCATCTTTTCTAACAATGTCAAAAGTTATAACATCAGGGTTTGAAGAAGTATCTATGTCAGGTGCGTTCGGATCTATAGTTGTTCCAGCTTCTGGTATTATAGTAATCCTATATGCAATATCATCAATATCTTCAGGTATTACTATTTTTCTTGTAAAAAAACCATCATCACTTATAGCTTTAGGATCGTTTGATGCTATATAATTACCACTATTATCAATCTCTGAAGGATATGTAATATTGGATCCACTAGCATAAAAAGCATCGGCTATAGTTTCTAAAGTATTGTCAAACACGTATTCAGCATCTGTAGAATCTACTGTAAAAACTGGAGGGTCGTAATTGTAGTCTAGCGTACCTCTTTCTAGTTTAATTCTAAACTCAGCACCACTGTCTCCATATATACGTAGATCTCTTGACATAGGCCCTACGCCTAGATCAGATTTATTCATTTCGTAGCTATAAATATTTAAGCTAGCTACAGGTATGTCAGCACCGGCGCCTGAAAAAGTTATAACATCGCCAGACCTATCTGTGCTGATTAAGCTTGTTTTCACTGTGTATGCTACTTGTGTCAATCTATTGTTACTATCAAAAGTTTCTTCAGATGATATGTCATAATCTTCGTCGAGAACTACTTCGGTAGAATTAGTAACCACTGCAGTCGGCTTTATGTTTAGAAAATCTCCACTAGTTGCAGCTATAGTCATATTCATAACAACAACGCTTTTTCCTGGACTATCGTATACGTAAAAATCATCAATTGCGGCAGAAGAAGCATAATCAACTACGTTAGATGCTACAAATGTGCATTTTGTAGGAGAGCTTGGTACAACAAAAGTGCCTTGTAATTTTACTGGTGTAAGATAATCTATAGTTGCTTCACCGCTAGGTTCTATGTCTAAAATTACACTTTCGTTAAATATATAAGCGTTGTCAAAATCTACAGTAACTATCACTTTGTTACTAGGCGTATACGCACCGTCATTCTGAGGTCCGCCAGAGGTTTCGCTGTCTGTTAAGGTTATGCTGTTTATTTGTGGAAAACTAGAATAATCTCCAGCGATAAAGTCTCTAGCGGCAACTACATAACCTGAATCAGGTACTATTTCTAATGTAATGTTAGGTGCATTGCTCCCTCCAGACGATATAGTGATCGCCTCTTTTTCCATGCTACAATTTATTAATGCCATATTATTGTACTATTATTTCTATTTCTCTATCTTCTGTCTCTGATATACTGCTTATATATCCTAATCCTTGAACAGAGTATTCTCTTGTGTCTAGCTTCACACCGTCAACAGTTTCTACTCCTAGTATGTTGTAAAACCACTTACCTTCTTTATCCTTAAATGTTTTAACTTGTCCACTTTGTAAGTCAGACTCTATAGAATCTACCCACCAACCACTCTTAGCTAACCTGTTTTCAAACTTATTATCAGTGTCAGGATTGTCAACAAATACTCTAGCTTGAGATCCTTCATAATTTAATGTTTTAAAAGATTTTACAGATCCCGGCGCGTCGTTAAATATAAACTTAACTGATGAGTCATACTGCTGTCCATAGAAGTTATTTCTAGTTTCATTAGTGTGAGACCAAATTTCTCCATTTTTAAAAGTATAATATATATTGTTTAATGATAAACCTGACTCTTGTACGAAACTCTTCCTAGTATTCCAGCCGTTTACGTCTTCTTTAAATGAAACAGTGTCATTATATTGTGATAAATTTATTGGCTTACCTTTATTGTCTTTAGAGTTTACACCGCCTGTTAAAGTAAGGTTGTATTCGTCTTTATTCTCATCGTAACTACCTATAGCTCTTATGTTAGACACAGACAGCTTATCTCTAAAGTAATCTTCCATGCCATATTTAGATATAGGAGTCAAACCATTACCTGATAGTCTAAGTATAACACCTCTATTTTTATCAGAAAAATATGCTCTGTTTCCGTATCTAGAATATGATTCTGGGTTTTTACTTATACCATAATCACCAGCATAAGGCTGTATTGCACCCAACACTCTGTTTGTAGCGACTAAATTTGTACTTCCATCAGCATTAAACAAGGCGTCTCTATCAGATAAAACTTTAACAACGTTATCTTCTAAATAAACGTCTAGATCTCCTAATCTAAATTGCATAAGCTGTATAGATCCATACGAAGGATTTATAGATTTAGTTATTTTCTCAGCTTGTATAAATTGATTAAGATTATTTACGCCTGACGTTGAGTTATATATTCCAGAGTATATAATGTCAGATTTTTTTCTTACTTCTTTGTATTGACCTTCTAGTGGCGCTGAAGCTCTAACACCTTTGCCTAACGTAGCCGCATTAAAATCATCTCTAATTCTATCTGACTCAACTCCATTTCCAAAAGAAAAACAATTAGAATATTTTAAACCTTGAGGATCGCCAAATGCGTCCTTGCTATAAGCTCCACTTGCTTCATAATATATGTCTAACTCAGCAACCTCTAGAGGCTCTGTTTCAAAAACAGCAGGATTTGTAGACGTAAATTCGCTTGTTTCTTCTCTAAATTCATTTATAAATTGAAGTTTAGTAAACGCAGAATCAGGTGGATAATATCTATCGTTATCTATTTTTCCACCATCTTCTGCAGGCGACCAATCAATTTCTTTGTCTAAAGCCAAAGTGTATGATATGACCCTATTCAACGGATCGATACTGCCAGCTACAGCATGATAGTGGACGCAAACCTCTTCTATTGTGTATATATTTTTTTCGTTTCTAGGCGCGTCTGAAAATCTAAATTTTTTTCCTAGTGTCATTAAGTTTGAAACAAAACCCGCAAGCTCAGGTTTAAACTCTAAAAATCTATTCCACTGGTCTTCACTGTAGCGACTTGTGACCTCGCCCCAGCCATGATAAGCTATTTCAATTATTTTTTTGCCTTTTTTAACTCCTCTTCCAGGAACCACAACTCTTGAGTTATTTGAGCTAGAGCTGTTGTCTTCTTTTATTACTCCATTTTCTCTAAAGAAATCAATATTTGTAGAATTAGATAGCCTACTACGGATCAGGTTTTTATGGTTATGACTATGTATAAGCCACCCGCCTCCACGATTCTTTTCCACGAGCCGACGTTGATTATTTTCGTCATACTCGTATTGGTACTTGAATATATTCCAAGCACCTCCAAAACTCTGAAGAGTTGTCATTCGTTGCTCACTGTTTACTAATATTTGAGAAGGTATGTCGTTAGTACTTATTAAACTCTTTTCTAAAACTACATCTCTTTGTAATTTAGTATAAAATCTTCCTTGAAACTCTGGCTTGAACTTAGTTACTTTTTGAAAAATTTCTATAGATATTATACCGTCATCTGCATCATATTCACCTATCCATAATACATCTTCTAGGTCTAAGTCTTCCTCTAGGTTCAACCTATACACGCCGTTAGGGTTGAAATGCGCAAAGTATTGTATACTAGCTATGTCATAGTTTTTAGTTTTATTATCAACGGAAAAAATAACTATATTTAAATCGCTTAGCTGGTGGACGGGCTTGCCAGAAGACACTTCGTTACCAACTCCTCCGTATATTTTTTGCCAATCATCAGCTTTTATGTCTATAAATTTATTACCTGATAGCGGATAACCCTCAGAAGTTCCAAATATAGTACCTGTACCTCCAGACTGTAGTTTTCTAGATAATACTCCTTTAGATAAATTTTCTTGTTTTATGAAGTCTGGCGCTTCATTTTCTATAGCTAAAACTTTGTATTTAGCTTCATCTTCTACGTAATTGTCAGAGTCGTGCTGTTTTTTTATAGTCAAAAATGTTTCTTCGTTGATTTTGTTTCTATCTGAGCTTGAAAAAGCAACCCACACGTTTCCGTCTTCAGCAGGATAATGCCTATCCATCGCGATGTTGTAATACGGCTGAGATGTTTCTTTTATATAATACTTAAAAGTCTCCATACCATCTGGCATTCCAGCTGGGCTGTCTATGCGAACTCTAAAATTATTTTTTGTAACCGAAAAACCTTTGTTCAAGGTTATAGAGCCTGTCTTGTTTGTTATGACCGGAGTTTCTCTTCCATACTTGTCTCTAAATACTACGCCTAGTTGGTACGTTCTTTGAGACTTTATAGAGTTGCTAGGCCTATCTTTTCTAGCTTCGCTACCTATAACATTTACACCAAACTTTATAGATATATCTTTTCCTTCGTATTTTAGGTTATAATTTTCTAAATAATTACCAAACATCAACCTATTTCCCGATACAGAGACAGCTTTGGCTTTTCTAGGCACGTTATCATATGGCCTAAGTATTTGGTTAGATGGTATTACTTTATATATAGTCTCAGACGTAATTTCAAGCTTACCAAAATATATATCAGGATAAGCTCCTATATCGTGAAACTCGGAGTTTGTATCTGTTGCGTCTATACTTTCAACGACATATATATTATTAGATACAGAGTCTTTGTAAAGTATATCTACTTCCACAACTCCATACGGTACAGATGTAGGAATAGCCCAATCAACTATCTCTAACTTCCTAAGCTGATTAACCATTCCTAAGTTATACCCTTTTCTATGGTCATAATCGAAACTTTCGCCAATAAATGCAACTTCACTAAAAGGCGAAATAGTAGAGTATTCCCCGTCCTTGTATTTATACCTATAAGCAAACCTAACAAACTTAGTTTCAAACATAGCTGGCTTTTGTATTAATTGAACTTCCCAATTCTGCAAACCTTGCTCTACATTTATATCTATAGCGTCTATGTTTATTTTAAATATTTTAGGATACGCTGGATCTACTTCTAAAACTGAAACAATTATTTCAGAATCATTACTAGCATCTTCATTATCCTTGTTAAGTAAAGTTATTTTTAACTTATCTCCTACTCTAAAGTCAGGTGTTGTTCCAGATATTATTATCTCACTGTCTGGTGCATTAGGTAGAGGTCTGTTATTACCAGAATCTGCAACTCCATCACCATCTTGATCTGCATACTCTCCAGTAGGAACCGTTTTGTGTGTGCTGTCAACGTTGTCAAAAAAAGTAAAAGCCTTGTTGAGTAGAGTTCCAGATATAGGCCCACTTCTAGTAGTGTTAGACATTCTTAAATTGGGAGCTATTGATGGGCCTTCTTTTATAACTGTACAATGTTTTTCTTCAAAGTTGCCACCATCTACCTGTGTATGTGTCCACAAGCCATTAGTGTACTCTCTCCAGTCTGAAACTTTTATCATTTTTGGCTCTGAATTATCGTCAGTCCAAATCAAAAAATCATCCAATATTTCTATGCCAGTTATTAAGTTCTCTCTATCAAACCCTAAAACTCTTCTTGTGTCTACTATAATTGGGTTGGCTTCGCTTTCTAGTTGGTTAAACTCTATTATAATACTTTTTTCTCTAGAAACTACAAACCAATATATACACTCAGTTTCGTCTCTTCTTATAGATCCTACTACTTGTGGTGATGTACCTAAATTACCTATAATACTGCTAACGTACGGAAGTTCATTACCTAGTATGTTCTGTAGCGCACCAACATCAGCCCCTTCAGAAGTAGACACTTGAACATTTAACGCATCCCTATACTTTCCGTTAGGCAATAGTCTCTCATCGAGGTCTTTGTTCATAGCGCCTCCGCTAAACGTTCTTTTCAATTCTGCCATACTTAGTGCTTAATTATTTTAGATTTGTTTTTCATTATAAGATTTATCTCTTCTATTTTAAGATTAGATAATCTTAATTTAGCTTGTCTTAGAGCTGCTCTTTTTTCTTTTTTGAATCTAGCTACTACATACTCAGGCGTACCTATTCTAGTAGCAAGTATGGCATGTGCTACATACTTATATATCGCCTCTTCAGCGAACTTATGCACTCGCATCTCATCTTCAGTTCCAAGACCGTCGCTTATATATTTTATTGTTATTGTTTCGCCAACTAAGTTAGATGTAAAGAAAACATAACCGCTATTATTGTCTATGAAAAACGATCCATTTGATTGAGCCATTTCTGGAGTTAATCCATATCTTCTACCTTGCGCTAAACTAGCATCTACATCAGGTCTAGTTGTGCTAGTTAAATCTTCATTAGTTGCTTGACTAGTTTTAAAATCTTGCCACGTATCTGAGTCTAGTGCTTTTAGCAAAGTGCCATCATCATCAAAAATATAGTCTTGATTACTATCTTGAAGCAAAGCATTAGGGTTGCTAGTTTTTCTAGCTGGATACAATATTTTCTCTATACCATCGTTGTCTTTTATAGAAAACTGCACATAGTTTACATAATCATGCGGTAGTTTTATTTTTAAAGAAGGTGGTAGTTCTAGTTCTTGTGACTTTTCAGATTTTAAAGTGTCATAGCTAAACTCTTGTATTGCTCTTTGTATGTGGAAGTTAATGTCTGGTATTTTAATTTTAGATATTATTTTACCTTCACCAACATAAGCTACTCTAAAATTGTTAGCTAAATCATCTATAGATACATACTGATAACTACCTAACTTATCTTGAACAGTTATTTGTTTTACTAATATAGTAGCTCCATCAGCTGGTGCAACATTAAAAGTTACAGTGCCAGCGGCATAAGCGTAAGTGTTGCTATTCTGCTCCTCTCCGTCAACAAAAACCTCAATGTCGGCTTCTAGCTCAGGAGCTGGACTAAAAGTCAATAAGAAAGCAACTGTAACGCCATCTCCGGTGAACGTCTGACTGTTGTCGTAATACTGTTGTTGTGTTCCTTTAAATAGTGCCATTTATTATTGTTTTTCTTGTTGAATATTTTTAGCGTCTTCAGCAGCTGCTATTTGATATAGTTGTGGTTCTTTCATTACTATTCCAGCCAATGTTAGTATTTTTAAAACTAACTCGGTTTCTTCTGATGGATGCAATTGAAAGTTTATAGATGCAGCTGGATTATATAGAGCTTCGTTGTTTATCATAGTATAACCCCAATAAACGTCTAGAGGCTTTGCTATATAATTCATACTTAAATTATCTGCTTCTACTGGTAATACAGTGATTTGATCTTGGTGGACTATGAATACAGGTCGTTTAACTGTTGGAGCAGTTAATGGTGAATTTATATAATACCTTAATTCATTAGGATTTAACTTTTCGGCTTCAAACTTAGTTTGTACACCATTTACGGTTTCTTGATGATACACAGCGCCTAGCTTGTGCACACCTAGATCTGATAGCGTACCTGCGCCTATTGGTGAATTGTACACTTCGAATATACCTATTTTTTCTTCGAGCATGTCGACAGCGTCGGAATGAATAGTATCATTGCCTGGTAATCTTAAAAATTGATTAAGATCATAAAAATACTGCTCGAATATATCTAATTGAGCTTGATTTGCAAGAGTGTTAAATTCTTGCGGAGTTATATAGCCTCTCTGTTCTTTATTAGCTATAGCTAAAACTCTTAGATAAACTGTATTTATATTTACTGCCATAATTTCTTTTTATATAGTTTGTGGCCACCTACAAAGATGACCACATCCTATAAGTGACTAATTATTTTAATCGTTTTTCTATGTTTTTGAAAACTTCCATACCTTCGTCGGTTTTGAACCAAGCTGCTAGTGCAGAGTAAGGATGTTCGTCAAATGGTACTGACATAAGTTTTCTATCTGTTTCACCATAAGTAAATACTCTTTGGTCTGAAGATAGTCTTATAATACCTTGGTTAGTAGCTTTTACGCCTATGTTTCTAAGCTCTACATTTTCGTCTTGAGCTAATTCAATAAATAGCATAGGATTTCTTTTGGCGAATACTAAAACGTCTCTTTTTAGCTCGCTGCTACTTAATGCATCTACTTTTGAACCATACTCAACTCTTAATATAGCTTCAATTTGCTCTATGTCTAATTGTTTAGCTAAAATTAGAGCTTCTATTTCCATTTCAATGTAATCAAGTTCGTTTTCTGACTCTTGAACTGGGTTGTATTCGTAGAACATTTGGCCTCTTAAAGGGTGATATAGAGATAGCAGTTTTTGAAGAGCTACTTGTTGTTTTGGTACAAATAGTTGACCATCTCTAAAAGCTATCCTACCTAAAGTGGCTTCACCTTTTTGTTCGTCTACAAAAGGAGAGTTCATGTTTGTAGCATATCTTAACTCTCTTTGAATTCCTTGTTCTTCATCAAACCATAATAATGGTCTTTTAGCGCTATGTTTAGATAGTATAGTGAATAACAAAGGTCTTTTGTCTCCTGTTAAAAAGTAAGCTCTATCCCTTATTTCCCACTTAGGTTTTTTAGGTTTTTCTATTACTTGCTTTGGAGCTGTAATAACTTCTTGTTCTATAAAAGCCTCAGCTTTCGGTGCAGCCTTGGCCGCTTTTGTTTTTTTAGTTGTCATGATATAATATAATTTAAAAAATTTAAAGAGTAAATATTACCCCCGTTATTAATACGAGGGTAATTATTTACATTAGTTTTACTACTATACTTGAGTAGATTTCAATAATACGAAGTTGTTAGCAGCTTGTACGCATAGTGCTCTTTCAGATAAGAAATGAACATTCATTTCATCTGCAGCGCTAGTGTAGTTTCCACCAACTGAACCAGTAATCCAAGACTTCATCTTACGATCATCAGCTTCAGAAGCTCGGTAACGAATATGCAAGAATGGTCTAGCGATATTTTTACCTAAATTCTGATCGTAAACAGTTGAAGTACCTGCTGGTACAATAATACCATCTATATCATCGATTAATCCTCGAGTAGTAGAATCGTTTAAGTATTTCCAGTCAGTTTTGTAGAAGTCATAAGAACCTCTTCTAAAACCAGAGAAACCTAGATTTAAAGCCATATCTTCAGAGTTGTTGAATACTCCGTAAGAAGTACCACCAGTTCCGTAAGAATTTTGAGCAGCTAGCATGTTGTCGATAGATAAAGAAGTAGCTCTATCCAAGAACATCATGTTCTCTTCAATTGATCCTTGCTTGTCTAACTCAGCTAAGATTTCATCAAATTCAAAAAGACCAGCTCCTGAAGGAGCACCAAAGTTAGCATCGTTGTAGATTAGACCTCTTGTTTCAACAGCTTCGAATAAACCTTCGCTGCCTCCGAAACCTGCAGCTCCAGCAGAACCAGCAGTGTTTCCTGTGTCTTTAACAGCCTCAACCATCGCCATTTCTAATTGATCTTCGAAACGTAGACGAGCTTCGTGCTCAGACTTCAAATACCATAAGTATCCAGAAGCACCATTTTCACTAGTTACTTCAACCCAACCTATTTGAGCAGTATCAGAACCATTTACTGTATACTTGTCTCTAAGTATAATAGGCTTGTTGCTGAAAGAAGTAAATTGAGCATCTACAGATTTTCCTCCGTCTAGGCTACCTTTTTTAAACTCAGATCCATACACGAACAACTTGATAGTACCGGTAACAGCAGTAGTCGACAATCCATCTAGATTACCAGCGCCATAAGGTGCCACCGTTACGTTTGCTCCAGCCACAGAATCAACTCTTGCTTTGACTACTGAAAAACCATTTGCTAGTATAACAGTTGCCCCGTCAGGTATCAATGCAGCGTCAGCTGCGGAGTTCATAGTAACTACAACAGTAGGTGTAGCAGCAATAGAGCAATTGTCGAAAGCTACGTGTAATCTTCCTTGCTCACTCCAAACAACTTGATCAGATGACATAGGCATCTCAGCGCCTACCATACGTAAAAATCCGCTTACAGTTCTGTTTCCAAAACGCTCAACTTCTTTTTCGTATACATCTGGTAAAAATTGTTTTGTAAAATCCATATCCGCTAAGGATAGGTAATTGTCTCCAAATAGTCCTTGAGTTGGACGTGGAGTTAGGGTGTTTAAATTAGCACCCGTGTTTGAAATTCCCATAATTTTGTTTTTTTATTTTTTTAATGTTTAAGTAATTCTGTTTGATCTATTTTGACCAATTTTAATTTTAAAATCAGAAGATGAATCACCCGATATAGACTTATACTTTGTGCTACTTGGCGTGCCTTCACTAGATAAAGTACCTCTTGGCGACATGTCGACATTCTTTGCCTTTGACATACTTTCTTTTAGCGCGTCAGCTTTACCTTGTTGGTAGAAGTGATTAGCTACTACATCTGGATTCATTGCAGTAAACAAAGACTTGTGATAACCTTTAGCGTCTTCCATTTTGTTAGTTTCTTTATTAAGAAACTTATTTACAAAATTTCCAATATCCATCTGGTTATCTTTAATCGCATCAGCGTCTTTAACATTGAGTCTAAATCTCTTTTCCCCTACTTTGTATTCAAAACCTTTGAATTCATTAGAGAAAACCTCATTAGTCTTTTTCTTAAAAAACTTAGCGTTGTCCTCGGCCACTGTCTGATTTTTATTGTATCGACTGAAAAAATCCATAGCTTTCTGTTGTTCAGGGTTTAATCTAGAACCTGCTTTGATTTCATCATAGTATTTAGACTTTAACCCGTCTAGGTGGTTTTTAGCATCTGCAACTTGCTCTTTTAATGCCAATTTCTTTCTTCTTATATCTCGATCTTCATCAAGGTCCTCGTCCCAAGAATACAAATCTTCCATTAAGAAAGATCTTTCTTCGTCGTTCAAGTGAGGTTTAGTTTGCTTTAAATACTCGCTCAATAAATCATTATCACTCATTTTTGAGTAATCTTTATTCAATTGAACATAATCTTCTAAACTTCCTCCAGTTTCGTCCATGAAGTCAACTACTTTTTGAATGTTTTCTGGCAGCTGAACACCTTGCTCTTCTGCTTTTTCAATAGCTTCCTCAATGTCTTCTTCTAGCTTATCTGCTACTTCTGTAACCTCTTCTAAAGCAATCTCTTTTACAGGACTTTCTTCTATAGGTTGTTCTTCCAACACTTCTTCTACAGCTTGCTCTTCTGTTTCAGCTTTAACTTCTGGTTCTACGGTAGTTTCTTCAGTAGTTTCTTCAGTAGGTTTTTCTTGGAAATCCCTTAAATCTAACCTAGCTATCCCATCATCAATTTTTTCTTCTTGCTGAGGTTTAACTGGTTCTTCTACAGCAGCGACTTCTACTGCCTGTTCTTCTTTTTTGTCTACGATCTCTTCGACCTTTTCGACTTTCTTTTTTTTAGCCATAATAAAATATTATAAAATTGTAAAATTGTAAAATTGTTTTGCTTATCTTGGATCAAAAGCATTGAATCCAAAACCACCACCCATTATATCATTACCTGACGACTCAAAGTTTTTAGGTGGAGTTTCTTTTTTTCTTTGATCTATTAATTCAGATTGCTGCGTAGCTTGAATTTTAGTTCTTTCGTCTTTACGATCTTCTTTTTGTTTTTCGCGCTCTTTAAGTATTTCAGTTTCCATTTGTTTCAACTGCATATTTATCTGAAACTCATGATTCATCAAGTCTTTCTTAAGCATGGCTTCCTGCTGCATTTTTTGCATTTCCATTTGCATCTTGCCTTGCTCTACCTGCATATTGGTTTGAGCCATTACTTGATTTTTCTGCATTTCAGCTTGAGCAGCCACTTGCTGTGCTTGTGCGTTTGCTTGGGCTTGAGCTTGAATATTTTGCTGCTGCATTAACTGATCTTGCTGCTGTTTCTTTTTTCTTCGTATTTTTAATACTTGATTAGCGAGCTTTATGTTTTTTATTTCTCTAATATCAATAGCGTCTTCGAGCTCTATGCCGTTTTTAGCGATAGCTACCTGAATATTGTTTTCAAGCATTTGCTTCTCTTCTTCGTCAGGTGCTAGTTCTAGAAATATACCAAAATCATATAAATGCAAATCAGCCATTTCAGACAAAGTAGCAACATTGTGACCACCTATTTTTTGTATAAAAGCATCTCTAGTTGGAGAGTACTCTATAATATCAGATATCCTTAACGATATAGCCTCGGCAAGTTCAGCCGTTAAAAATAAACCACTTTGCAATATATGCCTAGTGGCAGTGTTTGAATTAGCGGCCGCCATTTTTTGTATACCTACCAAAGCGTTCTTATCTGGAGTACTACCATCACGCGCCTCGTTCAATCCGGTGACATCTCTGATCATTTGTAGGTAGTAGTTATACGTTTGTATCAGTGAAGCTAATTTAGCTCCTCCTGAGCCGCTCTGTATCTCTTGAATAGGTACTTTACCTGGATTCATGTCTCCGTCAGCAGTCATTGATCTACCAATTATACTACCTGTTTGGAAGAACATGTTCAAAGCTTCTTGCGGATTATAGTTAGTTCCGTTGCCTAAATCTATTTCAGCTAAGCCGTCAGCGTCTAAGTATATACCATCAGGTATCATACGTGACATTACTTGCTGTAGCTTTAAGTGCGTGAGCTGTATCATATCAGCGAAAGTAGTTATTCTACTAACTAAAGATTCGATACGACCCTTATACATTCTGGGCGCTACTATTGAATAATTCATTTTGACCTTAGTATAATCACTTTTAGGTCTCATCATATTTTTAGCTAACTCCCATTTTAAAAGCTGATTAGTTCCAAGTATTAAAGCACCTTCGTAAAGCACTTCTATTTGCCTAGACATTTTGCCAAATCTTTCTTCTAGTAACTCGTTAGGCGGATTAAACTGATCGTCTTTTATTATTACTTTACTAGCACCAGTTGATGTTTCTTTTACTTTATATACCTCGTTAGCATAAGTTTTAAAATTAAAGTATAATACTTGAATTTGATTTCTATCTATATTGGTAGACTCAACAATGCTTCTATTGTAGAAGCCAGTATTTTGATAACCTTGCTTGGTCATTTTTTCTAAATCTTCGCTATTGAGATCTGGAAATTGTTTTTTAAGCTCGTTTATAGGTATTGTTTTAATTTCACCTACATAGTATAAATCGTCAAAATATGGTGACTCGGTGTACGAATAAACTATATTGGCTGGGTCTACATATTCAACTTTTACACCTTCAGACTTAGTAAAGCTATTTTTAACTGCGCCTATACCTAGAACTGTTAAATCGTAGTTTACTCTTTTCTTTATAAGCTCATACCTGTTGCCCTCTAGTACGGTGTTGATAGCCTGCTCTTCAGCCAACTCAACAGCTTGCTTGTAATTTAGCTGCATATGCAACTGTAACTCTTCTTCGCTATCAGGAAGCTGCTCTGGAGGCGTTGTAGATATAGACATGCCAAAAGCCTCTTCTGTAAAAGCATTAAGCTCTTTAGTTTTCATGTCGGCAAGTATGCTTTCCATATACTTTGTTCTTTTAGAAACTCCGTATGGATCTTGAGAGTATGCTTTTATATCAAATGTTCTTTCTGATATTCCGTTAACTACTATGTCAACGAATTTAGGTATGATAGGAATAGGCTTCCAGTCCAAGTTTAAATAACTTAAGTCACCATTAATTGATAACTCATCTTTATATTTTTGTATTGATTGTTCTCCTCTGGCGTATAGTCTTAACTTGTGAAAAGTGTTTTGATTACTAGCGAAACGATTAGTTCCAGAATCTCTATTGAACCATTCGTATTCAATAGCTTTACCGATCTTAAGACCGTATTCTTCTGAAGCTTTCTCTATGTCGCTAACGACTTGACTAGGAAAATAATGTGATGTAACTGACTCAGCCATACTAATTTTCTATTATTTTTGAATTGTAGCCCGCATTTGCATACTTGGCTATATTTAAATTTACTTTCTTTTTCTCTATACTCTGTTTGGGCGAATACAAATGCCTGTTGCAAGCCATTATAGCTAATCCAGAACTTATCGTGGCATCGAACTTAGTCCTTCTATTTATATCAAACTTAGCCCAATCGTTTAAAGTTTCATTAAAAGGCATAGAACCGAAACCTTCGTTCTTTTCGCCTACATGGTCGTTTATATACATTTCTATAGCAGCTGCGTGAGCTTGCTTTATGTCTTCACTTGAGTTTGGCATACCACCGATCTCTCTTTCCGTTACAGATAGCTTATTCCATACTTTATCTGGTCTATTCATAGAGAAGCCTCTGTAACCTCTTCTTTTAAAGTAATACAATAATCTTGGCTTATTATTCTCAGCCAATATTGGCATGCCGTAGAATATGCAAGCCATTAGTACATCTTCAAAAAATATTTCAGC